TACGCCGTTGTCGGCTTCCTCGGCGCGGTCGCGGGCCTGGATGATGTCGCCCGACCAGCCCACCGCCAGGCAGGTGTTGCCGTTGGCCAGCGAGGAGACGTACTGGCTGGAGTGGAAATCGCAGAAACTTGGCATGTAAGTGCTTGATTTCGTTATGGGTACAGTCAGGTTCGCGTCGCTTGGGTCTACTATGGGTTCAATAGCGCGCGGTGAACCCAACTGAACCCAGCGCCTGTACTGCCAAAAGAAAAGGCGCCACGTGGGCGCCCTACTGCGTTTCCGGTGGTTCGCGCCCGGCCCTTATCTGCTCCTGCTCGGCGCCCATGGCGCGATCAGCGGCGCGCGCGCCCTCCCTCCATCCCATCACCCCGGATGCCACGATGACGGCCGGCACGCTGGCCCACACTGCCACCCCGAGGTGCTGGGCAATCACACTGGCGACGTACCCCAGGGCGGCGGCCACACCGGCGGTCACCACGGTGACGCGCATAAACAGCCACCGATAGCTGTAGATCATGCGCAAAGCGAACGCCAAGCCATGCCGGATGTCGTAACTCATAGCCCCATCGCCGCCTGTAGCTCTTCCCTGGCGCGCTTGTGCGCCGTGCGCGTCAGCCGGCGGCAGGCTTCCCACCGCTCGGCCAACAGCTCTTCCATGGCCACCCACACGGCCGGCGGGATGCTGCGCTCACCGTTCACCCACTCGCGAACCCGGCGATCACCTACCCCCAGCGCGCGCGCCAGATCGGATTGCCAGCGGGTGCCATACAGGGTTTGCCCCATGTCGGCCAAGATTTCGCGGTCGGCGTCGGTGGTCATAAGCTCCCTTTAGTGTTTCTTGGCGTCACTGCGGTTGATGGCGTCACGGATCGCACCGGCCAGAACCCGTTTCTTGTCCTCCGGGCTGGCATTCGGCGCAGGCGGCACCATAGCCCGGCCGGCGTCTTTCGCCAAATCCTGCAACTCGCGGATGCGCCGGAACTCTGCCACCTGGATGGCCGTTTGCTCTTCCCGGCTCATCGGTTGGCCTGCCGCCTCGCGCTTTTCCGCAACGTGGTGGACAAGCTGGAGCGTGCGCAGCATCGCATCGGCGCACATCAATACATCTTCACCCACGTTCGGCCCGAACGCCTTTACCAACATGCCGCCCAGGGACTGGCCGAACGATTGATAGAACACATAACCGGTATCGGCGAAGTCCGGGCGCTCTAGCTCGGCCTTGATAGCCGGCAGGATGAGCGCGGCCGCTTCATAGGCGCGCTCGGCGGCGGCGGCTTCGGCCGCTTCCAAGTTACCCAAGCCGTCCTTGCGAAAGGCCATTTCTGCTTTCAAGGTCATGGCGTGTGCCTTCAATGTTTGGTGGGGCCGTCGTCGATTTCCTTTACAGAATCGCAGAACTCGCCAAGCGTTTGGCTTACTTCTTCGGGCGAAGCGCCATCATCCAACTGTTCGCGAATCGCGGCGCTTGCTTTTGCAATGGTCGCATGCAAAGTCATCGCTTTTCGGAAAAAGTCCGCTTGCATCGCGCCCTGCTCTTCGGGTGTCATTGGTTCGCCCGCTTCGCTTGCCTCTTTGGCCGCCACAAAGGTGGCTTGAATGGCGCGCGTCATTGCGTCCAGCACCATGACCACCTCAACCGCACCATACGGGCCGAACCCGCGTACAAGGCCGCCGGCCAATGCCTGTGCGAAAGACTGGCCAAACACCACGGCGGTGTCGGGGAAATCCGGACGATCCCTTTCCTTTTCCAGCCCGTCCACCATCGCGGACACAATGGCAAAACTACGGTCAACCGCCGCGCGTTCGGCCGGGTCGGGGTTGTCGTTATATCTGGCGCTGAATTTAACTTCGGGCTTCATCATTACGGGTTCCCCATCGCTACAGGTTGACCGGCACCGGCCGGCAGGCGGCTTGCCCATTTCTTCATCTGCTTGCCTTTCAGCTTCACCGCAGGCCCGATGCTCGCGCCATCGGTCGCGGCCACATAGGTGCGGTCGGCACCTGCCAAGCGGTCAATGATCGCGCGATCCAATTTCACAAAAACCGTGGTGGTGGGCATACACGCCCCCACCAGGACGGTGCCCCAAAAACAGTTGGACGCGGAACTGCCCGCATACACCGGCAGACGGAACGGCGCTTGCCCTTCAATCCGGAAGCTCACTTCGGTGGCGCTGATTTTGCCGGCGTCGGCATCGGATAGCAGCACCAGCACCGGCTGCCCATCGATGGTGGCAAAGCGCAAATTAGCCTGCCATCCCATTTCGGCGCCGCTGTACAGGCACACGGTTTGGCCGGTCGCCTTGTTGATGTTGCAGGCGGTTGCGGTGAAGGCCGCGCCCAGGGCGAGCGCAGCAACGATGATGCGAATAGCTTTCATGGCGTGTCGGTTCTCTCAAAGCAAAAGGCGCCCTTGTGGGCGCCGGGTGGGTTACTTGCCTTCTAGCGATGCCAGCACGCGCACCGCGTCGTCGCGTTCCGTCTGCCACCACGTCAACCGGTCAACCACAGACATGGTTTCGCCGTTGGCGTCGGGCCAGTGGTGGGCCACCAGCCTATCGGCATCTTCGCGGGTGTACAGACTCGGCATGCGATTGGGATACGGGCCAAGGGCCATCACCGGGTTGCCGGTGTCCGGATCGGTCATATGGAATACCCCGCGACAGTTCCACAGGCTGGAAACCACGGCCCAGTTGTGGGAAACGAGCGCATTTGATTTCAGGTACATGTCGCAGGTTTCGATGCGCTCTTGGGCGCTTTGGCGAACTTCGGCGATAGCGGCGGCGGTATTCATTTTGGCGTGTTCCGGTGGGTGTAACGACATCTTACATGCGCCTAATTCTAGGCGCAACTTACGGGGCACAAAAAAGGCCGGCGCATTCAGGCACCGGCCTTTTATAGCGAACTTACCCCATCTTATCGCTGGCGTGGGGTCTCGTTCGGGCCGGCTTCGTCGTCGTCATCATCCGTCTGACCCGGTACGCGGTTCGGATCATGGCCCGGCTCACCCGGCTGCGGATTCTTCGGCGCGTTGGGGTTGGTGGTGTTCGGGTTCGGGTTCGGCGTGGACATGTTGCGTAACTCCCAGCTCCGGCCACATGGCCGCATTGGCCACGATGGCATGCGATGCGTTTTCAGTTGATGACACCGGCGCCGCGACGATGTGAAAGTCGCCCGCCGGCATGGCCAACAGTTCGGCCGCGTGTTCCATCGCGCAGGCCGCATCTTCCATTTCCCGAAGCAACCACACTGGGAAGCGCGTGCGCATCTGCGCGGTATCGCGCATCACGCCCGCACGGCGGCGTAGCTCTGAGATGAACTTGTCAGCCACGCCGGTGGCCAATGAAAATGGCGGCGAAGTCTTCGCCCCCTTGGGCGCGCGAGTAGACCGGGACGGGGATGCGTTTGTGTTCATAGCGCAGCAACGGATGATGTTGGTGGGTGCGCATGTTGCCTATAAAAATCAGCTCACGGCATTGCGTCAGCAGTTGCACGTGGTCGGGGCCATGTTCGTTGCCGCCGCGCTCGTGCTGGCGCGGGTCATAACGGTGCGTCATCCATGCGGTGATGATGATGTCGGGCTTACGTTCCCGGGCCACCGCATTGGCGTCGCCCTCGCGCACGTGCTTGCCATACTTGATCGTCGGTTGCCCCATCGCCGCATATTTGTTGGCGATGCTCTTCCACGATTGCATCATGTTGTCATAACCAGGGATGCCCAGCGCTTCGCACAGCAGGCCGCGCCCGGCACATAGTTCTATAGCGTCCTGGCCTTTGCAGTGGTCGAACAACCATTCGCACAGTTCGCGGGTCGGCAGGTGATACAGGCCATGCACGTGGCCCAACAGCGCGCGCTCGTTGGGTGTCGTGGTTTTCCAATAGGCATCATTGCGCAAGCGCCATTCTCCGTTGGGATGGAAAACCTGCGAAGTGATGTCGCGGATATGGGCGGGGTCAATCACAGAAAAGGTCATCGGCGTGTGGTGGTGGTCTATTCGTCTACCGCCATGAATTGCAAGCGGTCGTTTTGATACTTGCGGCGCGGGTTTTCGAGCGCGGCATCGCGGGTTTTCGCACTGCGGTAGTTGCCGCGCCAGCGGCGCCATTCGCCCCATTCCTCCGGCTCTACGCTTCTCTGCGGGTTGCGCATCCAGACCTGCCACGGAAGACGGCGCGAATAGATCGAAAAGTTCGTGGCCTTGCGCGCGTGGCCCGGCGTTGGGCGGGTGTCGTCAACTTGCGGGTTGTTGTTTTGCTGCATCACGGTAGCCCTCAATCCACTTGTTCACACGGTGGTGTAACCGGTGATCGTGGGGCCAGCGGTTCACTAGGGAACCATCTGCCAATTGGGCCACGCTCCAGCCGTCATACCACCCGCGAATCTCTATGAACAAAGTCCCTGGCGGGAAATCGTCGGTGCTATGGATGCGGCCGGGTTTGGTGTCGGTTTCCACGGTCACATCTCCTTTTCGCCGTTGATGAAGCGCATCACCTTGCGGGTTTGACGTTCCAACTTCCACATGGCCAACACGCAATAGACGCCCACGGCCACGTCGAAAATTCCGGCGGCCAGCATCGCCCAGTCGGCCCACGAGATTGGCGGCCTGATTGCTTTGTCAATGCATATCGCCGTGCCCACGGCCAGACACACCACCGAAACGGTGTAGGGATTTCGCATCAACCACCGGGTAATCATTCCTTGCCCTCGCGTTTGGTCGCTTCATCGGCTGCGACCATCTTCACCAATGCCGCGTGGCGCTTGATCGCCACGTCGAAGCTGCTATGCCGCTCCACCCATTCGGTGCCGAACTTGCCAGACACGGCCACTTCAAAAAAGGTATTCCCCGCCATCCGCATGGGCAGAAAAAGCGTAATTACATCCCGGTTGCCAATGACATGGCGGCGCAACACTTCCGGTTTGAACTCGCGTACATCGTCGGCCGGCTCCACGTTGTGCTGCGGTGTCAGTCGATACACACCCGTGGCCGACACATGCACACCGCCGGGCGGCTCGGGTTCGGCCGACACATTGCTGCGCCGGTCGTTGAAAGGCGTTATCACGTTATCCCCCTGCGACTAGGCCGACTGTTTCTTTCGCCACTCGGCCGCCAGCTCCCGCCGGAACTTGGCATTACTCCATCGTTCGGCCATCAACCGCAGGCCACCATCGCGCACTTGCATGATCGGCATGGCCAAGGGCGCGGCCAACTCAATCTTAAGGTGTAGCCCACATTGGCTACAGGTCACGATTCCAACAAATGCTTTTCCCGTTTCTTCCCGTCGCACGGTAGTGTCAAGGCGCACGGGGCCATGGCAATGCGGGCACGGTTGTTGGGTGACCTGATCCTGCGGAGGCGTGGCCAGCCATGTCTGCACGCGGCGGGAGAATATCCACCCAATCAGCATGCCCAGGATGAGCCCCACCACGGCGCCCACAGTCGGGGTGATGAAACCCAGTAGCTGGAAACCGATCACAGAACCGCAGGCCGCTACCACCGGCACAAGGAAATGGTGGACGAAACGCGGAGGGCTTTCCGGAACGTTGCTATAGCGCGGCATCATGGCGTGTCGCCGGTAGGTGTAACCATTCGGGCGGCCCAGCCTTTGCGGGTGCAGTAAGTGCTCACCCGTTCGCGGCTCCAGCCGTGCATATATTTCAGGATCGGGGCCGCTTCGGTCACCCGGTCGGTTTTGCTGCACCACACAAGCCCGGCCACGAAATGTGGCGCGGTGATTCTGACAAGCTCAACGTTTCCCATCGTCGCGGGGAAGCACTACCGGCGCCACATCGGCCCAGCGCTCCAAAACGTCCTGTAGCCATCCCGCACCGGTCGCCCGGTCAACATTGGCGATGTACTTCACGTTATGGCCTTCTACACAGGTCACTAGCATGAACGCCACGCGCTCACCGGCCGCCGCGTCGAGGGCTTCGCTAAGCGCGCGCGCTATCGGCGGCAGGATTTCCGACACCGCCACACTGGCGTCGCTGTGCTTGATGTCGCGGTCGGTGTCGCTCATGGCACGGGCTCTTCTTCGGCATCCGGGTATTTCGTGCGGGTCATCGGCAACAGGTACAGGGCAAGGATCACCCCGACCACATGGTCGGCCGGTACGGCAGCCAACTCGGCGATGCGCTCAATCGATCCGGCAAGCTCGGTTGCCACGCGGATGCGCACCTCTGCCTTGGCATCTTTCATTGTCATGTCGGCTTCCATCACGTAAACGGCAAGCGGCGTTGTGGTTTTTGTTGGTGTCGGGAAAGCCACTTTTCGGTGAACTCGCGACGCATGCGCACATCTTCGTCAAAGTTGGCCAGCCAATCGGCGAACTCTGCCGGGAACGCCCGCGCCACCATCATGGCGTGGTGCGCCGGTATCGCCTCATCGCGTGCCAGCCGGTAAATAGATTGCGTCGATACGCCCAAGAATAGTGCCAGTGCTGCGGGCCGTCCCCCAAACGGCGCCGCCGCCTCGTCTCGCGTCATCATGCCTTGCGCCCCAAGGTGCGCGGCCCATCCTGCGCCGCTGGTGTGGTGGGAGTTTCTACACGCCGGCCGGTGTGAATGTCAAATCCGAATTTTTGTGAACCCCGGTCAGAAAACCCCTACACGCCCGCTTGTCACGCTTGCTTGTGTGCCACCTCCTTCACATACGGGATTTTTTGATGCTTGCGCCTGCGTTTAGGCGCTGTTAGCTTTGCCCTGCGGCTGTTTGGCCGCCTCACTGACTTGGGGCACAACAATGCTTGCAAAGCTCATGGACACCGCCGCGCTGAAACGCGCCTGCGGTTTGGAGACGGCGGAATATGCCAATGCGGCCACGCTCGGGTTGCTGCCCCGGGCATGCGGTCAGTTCAATGGCGTTCCGGTGTGGTTTGAAACAGACGTGCGCAAATTTGCTAATGAGGTTGGCAAAACGTTTGACGAAAGCTGGAGTGACATCCACATCACGTTGGCTTCTCAGATCACAAAAAGCGCGCCGGAAGCGCAGCAGGTTGCGCACGCGGAAGCTGATCGGCAGTGGCCCGAAGAAATGCACCAGGAACTTGCAGCGCAATACATGGGATGTGGCTCACAGGTGTTGCAGAAAGGCGTCAAGGCCGGTGTGTTGAACTTCCAACGCGATGGCCGGTTGATAGTGTTTCGTAAGGAAGACTTGGACGCCTATCGGGAACTGCCCATCTTCTCTCGGCGCATCACGCGAAAGAAGCACAAGAAAGGCGACGCGGTGGTAGTGGCCAAACCTGCCGAACCGCACAACAAGGCCGCCATGGCCAACGCGCAAACCCTGTTGACGGAAAAAGGCGCGGCCGATTTCTTGGGCATCCACTACGGCGCGTTGGCGCTCTCTCGCAAGTATGGAACCGGCCCGGTGGTAGCAATCGATTCCGCCGGCGTGCCGCGTTATCGCCTGTGCGATCTACAGGAATTTGCCGAACGTCATTTGAAATCGCATGACCACACCGACACGCGCAGCCGCACCGAAGTGGTCAAATCGGTTCGGCTTGATGGCACAACGGTAGCGGTCTCCAAAGCCGTGGCGAAGTCCACCGGCGAAGTGGTGCCCGCCCAGGTCAAGCCGGTGGAACCGCAGACCGATACCGCCCCCATCTTTCCCAAGCTGGCCAAGCTGGCCGCCGACAAGCTCTTGTCGATGGATGAGGTTGCGCAGTACCTCGGCGTAAAGGGGAAATCCATCGGCAATTGGCGCATGCGTGACGCCTTCGCCGATGCGGATGCAATGGTGCCAGGGCGCGGCAGTGAGGCGCCGCGTTGGCGGGCCGCTACTGTCCTGCAATGGGCAGTGAAGAATGCGCACCGCATTGAACGGTCGAAGGCACAGATTGCGCATGGCCACAATGGCCCCGACGGCAAGGTAAAGAATGCCCACATCGGCAATGGTGTGAAGAATGGCACCCGCCGCCCAGGCGCCAAAAAGGTGTTGAAAGCCACCAGCGCGCGGCGCCAGCCCACGCGCGTTGCCAACAGCCGCGCCACGCTTGGCGGCGCCCGCGTTCGCCATTAGCCGTTGGGGGTAACACAGAGCATGACTTGGGCGCCCTTCCCGGCGCCCTTTTTTATGCGTCAGCGGCGGTCGGTTCAACAAGGCGCGGGCCGCGAGGTTCTACCGGGGCCGGCTCCAGCGCGCGCGCCAACGTGGCCGCCGCTTCGTTGGCGAAACGCGCCGTGGGTTCAGCCGCAGTCGGCGGCAGCGTGCGCAAGAAATCGTTGGCGATGTTGGTTAGGTAATTCAAAGCTTCATGCGGGGTCATGGATGTAGCCTCAGTGCAGAGTGTCATTTTCCAGCCGGCGCAAACGGGTGTTGATGCCGGCCACCATTTCGGCCAACAGGCCGACAATATCCAGGCCCAGGGGCTGGCCCTCTCCAAAGTCGCGCACATAGCTGGGCGCCAACTCTTGCCAATCCTGCGCCATGGAACCGGTCAACAAGGGCGAGTCCTTTTCGGCGCCTTTCATCCGGTAGGTGTACAGGTGCAAGTGGTCGGCCAAATCTTCGCGCACGTCAATTTCGGTAATGTCCTGCTTGTGGTCGCGGTCGCACGTCGGGGTGAACTGGGGTGCGGTGCAACCGGTGGTGAAGATCGACAGGTGCGGCGTTGGCGTGGGGCCGGTACCGGTGGCCACGGCAAAGCGAATGGATGGATCGCCTTGCATCCACATGCGCGCCTGCACGCCACTGTCCTGCATCGTCAGGCCACCACCGAAGGCGCCTTGCAGGTTGATGGCGGCCTCGCCCACGTTATTGCCATTCGAGCCGTTACCCACCATGCCCACAACACCAATGGCATTAATCCACATTGCCTCCTGTGCGCCTGCACCCAAAGCCACGCGGCGGTCACCACTGCCGAAATTGATAAAGCCCAGGGTGCTTGCATCCACCGTGCGCCGCAGTGACCACGTGGCGGTATCCCACGCGCTGCCATTGGCAGTGCGCAGCATGTACATATTCAGCGCGTCCACGTTGTTGGTGGCCACAGTGAGGCGGAAATAGTTAGCACCTGCTCCCGCCGTGGTTCCCAACGCGGCATTGGTCTTGAGGTTGAACGTGCCGGCATTGCTGATTTCAAAGCGCCCGCCGCCGTTGGCGTTTTCCATCCACATGGACTGTGCAGAGTCCACCGCCACGCGCCCGTAGGTGTTGCCGGCGAATTCCCAACTGGCCACCGCATCAAGCGAGGCGCGGAAGATGCGGGTGCGCGACGCTTCAACAATGAAAGTGTTGCCGCCGGGCCCAGGCATGTTGATGACGGAACCATCAGCCGAAACCGTCCACGACGCGGTAATAGCGCTATCGCTGGCGCGCATCCAGGTAATCGAGCCGGTGGACATGATGATAGCCGCGCCGGAAAACGACACGGAATTTTGCACATTCCAGCCACCGGCAGAATCCAGCACACGCGCCCACTGCGCTGGGGTGAACGCGCCGGCCGCTACAGCGCCAGGGGCGCGGTAGACATAGCCACCCGATGCCACGTAATCGCCAAGCGCATAGGCCGCCGTGGTGGAATGGAAGCGCACAGGCAACATGGCGACATTGGCACCGGATGCGCCCACGAAAAGCTGCATCCGGCCCAGGTCGGTGCCCAACTGCCCGGTGGCCATCGCGGCAAGGTCGGCACCCGTGGTGCCACGCTGCGGCGAGATGACTTGATTGGTCGAGTCAATGACAAAGTTGGTCAACGGCACCGGCGTGCCCGCACGCCCCGCAATGCCGTTCACATTGTTGATCGCAAAGCCGCCCATGTTCAGGGGGCCCGCCATGGCCACGGTGCCATCGGTGCGCAGGAACCCCTGCATATTGATGGTGTTACCCATGCGGAACCACGCACCGCTGCCGTTGTAGGCAATCGAATCGCCGTTGAACACCGTTACGCCAGCAAGCGTGCCGGTCAGGTAGGTGTAACCGCCGGTGGTAAGCCCATCGATCACCCAAAAGTCGCCGATGGCCGGCGCCCCGCCACTGCCGTGGCCACCGGTGGTGGGGTATTCAAAATTCACCGCCGGGCGGAACGTGCCGCAGTACCGCAGGCCGCTTGCCACGCTCGGAATGAATGACGGGTCGATAGTGCCATCGGCCAACGTGCGCACCACGATGCCGGGCGCAGCCACCGTGCCGGTGGCCTGCCACGTCGGCAGTCCACCCGACACCGACATGATGGAATTGGCCACGCCGATGGCCATGGATGTCAACCAGCCCCCAGCGGCACCCACCAGCAGCGAACCGGCGGTGGCCGTGGGCAGTCGCACCTGATAGAGCGTGTCCGCCCACTGACGCGACAGGGCGGCGTTGTTTGCCGGCTCATTGGCGATTAGGTTTAGAACACCGGTCATCGTGTCGCCGGCACGCAATACGCGCGTGTTGGCGTTTGCGTTGGCCGCTGACGCGGCATCGCGCGCTACCTGATCGTTGCCAATGTCAGACAGCCACGCGCTATTGGCCTGATTACGACGGCGCATAACGCCATCCCCACCGCCAGACAGATCAAGCCACAGCATGCCGGGGAAAGTGACAGCAGGTTGCGTGGTGCCACTGTTGACGGTCACCACGGCCTGCAATGCGTTGTTCAAATCCGTGCGGAAGTTTAAGCCGGTGTCGTTGGCAATGTTGTAATCATGTTGCGGCATGGCGGCGGCCCATCAAAGTGAAAGGGTGTCGAAATTGCTTAGTTCATCGATCTTTTCTGGCGTCACGTCATCCACCTTCGCGAACTGGCCAGCGGTGGACGTGTCAGCGCGCGGGTCTAGCATTGCCTCAACTTCGGCCAACACAGTGACGCGCCACAGGTTCGGGCCGATCATCGTTTGATTGGTGTCGGCGATGAAGCGGATACGGTGGTACATGCAATCGGATTTCGGCCGCCACACCCGCGCCGCGCCGGTCACCAAATCCATGGCGAACCATCCGTAGGCGAATTGATGGCAGAACATTTGGAAGACGGCCAATTGCGTGGTGTTCATACGCCACGACAAGTTGAACGTACCCGGCATACCCCATTGCGTGCGGCGCTGGCGCGTGCTGCCGCCTTGCATGGTGGTGCGCAGCAGGCCGAAGCCCACCGTATATTGGTAACTGTCCCGGTCGGGCATGGGCAACGCGGCGGGCCAAATCGGCATCGTGATGGCCATTAGGTCACCCACCCTTGCACAAAGGTGTCAACATATTTCGCGTCGCTGTACTCAATGCCGGTAACGCGCACGCGCAACGGCCCGTTGGCCTCCAGGTCGGTCACCGAAAATTCTTTCAGGATTGATGTTGCCGCAGGTGCCAGCCACATGGTGCCGTCCCCCGTATTGTCACCGCCCTTCACCGGAACAGGCGGCACGTTCGCTAACACAACCTCATGGTCGGTAATCCGCGCGGCAATCGCCGCACCTTGCGTCACCGTGCCGTCGGCGCCCTGAAAATAGATCACCGTTGCATTGGCCGGCACTGGCCCATCAAGTGACAAGCGCAGGGTGTAGGGGTTCCAGGTCTGCACCTTGCCCGACGTGCCGTTGTCGATCACCGGAATTTCTACTGCAAAACGTGTTAACGGTTGTAACAAGTACCCCTCGCCCTCCAGCTCAAGCTGCGCGGTGCGGCGGTTGGCCTTGCGCTCTTGCCATGTCAACTTGGCCCAATCGTGCGCCTGCTGCACCGACGTGCATCCGAACAGTTCCATGGATTCGGGCTTCACGCCTTGGGTTGGGTAGTAATACCGCGCTTCCACAAAGGTGGCCGGGTCGGTATAGATCAGCTCCAGACAATCCGGTTCGTCTACCCCGTCGAAGTTGTAACCAATTTGCAGGGTGTCCTGCACGATATTTGCCGGGGAGAAGATGAAGCTTCGCGAGCGCGGCGCATCCTGCGCGCAGCTAATCAGATTACCGATGGGTAGCGGGATCGCCTTCACGACACCCACCACGTTTTGCAGCGCTTCAATCACGGTGATTTGTGAGTCGAACACCGCATTAAAGCCGGCCGTGGTCGCCCACTGATTGCGGAAGCTCACCAGCTTTGCGCGGTCAGTTTCCGCCGCTGGACGCTTGGCGCCATAGGCGGTATTTTCCAGCACGTCGCAAAAGATGTCTGCCGGGTTGGACGTGGCCACCAACGCCCCGTGGTTGATGTCTGGCACCTTGCGGGTACAGTCAACCTTGATGCGCCGATTGGCCGCCGCCGACAGGCCGGACGATGCCTGAAACTTCATCACCAGCAAAGTGCAGTCTTCATAGGCCGGCGTCCCGTAAGGGTGATACAGGCGCGAGCGAATGGCCGATAGTTCGGCCTTGCTGATTTCCTTTGATGCGCGCTGATCGCGGGTGTTGGTGCGCGCAATGCGCACGCGGTAGCGCCCCACCGGCACGTTGTAGGTCAGTGTCCAGCGACGCGGGTTAGATGTGGCGCCGGTGAATGTTTGGTTGAATTCCATCACTGCGCCAGTGGGCGAACTGTTCGCATCGATGGGTTGAATTTGGATGCGCAACACAATCTCTTCGCGATTGTAGTCGCCCTTATCGGTCACCCACGCCAAGCCGCTGGGCATGTTGATGTCCACATACACCCGGTCGATAAAGGTGTCGGCGCGATTAGTCGCCCACCATCCGCGCCAGCGGTAAGGATCGGCAGCGGTCGGGGTGTCTGGCGTCCACTCCGTGATGGAGTAGGTCACGAATGCATTGCGCACCACGTCGAGTTGTTGCGACGGCCAGATGCCAATATCGGTGCCCGTGGTGAAACCCGGGCCCTGCCTGCGCATCCACACGCGGGTGGTGCCCACGGTGAACTTGTAGATTTGATATGGCCCATACAGCGCGCCCGATGCCCCGCTCGGGAAACGCACATAGATGATGTCGTTAAGTTGGACGTTCGGCACGTTGCTGTTGGCATAGAGCACCTTAACGTCACCCTCTGCCGTGTCGGTGGCATCGATCAACTGCGCCACTACCGGGTGGATTTCCATTCCCACCGGCGCCGGCAACGGGCCATCAAACACGGCCGAGTTGTTGGGGCCGATGCCAACATACGTCAACACCGCCACACCGCCGGCCGAGTTGGTGACCACGTAACGCTTGCCAGGGACAAGGCCCGTCCACACCGTGCCGGCCACGCTGCCATCGGGGGTTAGCGTGCCGCCGTTGACGGTGCCAGCGATGGTCACTTCGGCCGGGTCATTGGGCGCGGCGATGTCCACCCCGGTGGTTTCCGGAATGGTGTACATGTCTTCAACCACGCCGGTGGCCGCTTCAATGATGCCCATCCGCTGTTGGTGGTCGGAAGACTTGAAAATCCAGGCTGCCACGTTGCCGGCGGGAAAATCCGTGATGCGTGCGTCGCCCAAATAGATGTCGTGAATATCAAACTCACCCATCCCAAGGCACAGGATCATTGACACCTGTTCATTGTGGTTGACGTACTCCGCATAGGATTGCGCAGCGATGTCTGGCATCGCCAGCACGCGGCCATAGATGACCGGGATGGTCTGGCCAAGGCGCGCGGCGTTTTGTTCAATGTTGACCGAGTAGGCGGGGCTGGCCGTTTTGTTCTTACTCTTCGGCCGCATGATGTAGGAAATCAGGTAAGACACCGCCGCCGACACCAACGCGGTAATTACCATCTTGCCTACAGTTGCCCACACGCCACCGGCCACGATGCCTGGGCGCAGGCATAGCGCAATCTGCATGCCTTCACGCACCGGCGTGTCGGCCGGCGCGGTGTGCCCGTCGATCACAAACACCATGCGTTCGGCGTCAAGCTCGGGGAATGCCCGGGCCGCCGCTTCGGCAATGGTGCCGCCCTCCACTTCCACCGGGCGCAATTCGGCGCGGGTGGAGCGCATCAGGTTGGCGAAATAGTGGACAGTCACGGACGCCATGCAAACGCCTCCCAGCCAAACACCGTGGCATCAATTGCCATCAGCGGCGCCACGTGCGTGCCCAGCTCTCGCGAGGCGGTCAGCACTTCCCGCTCATTGATGAAAAGCCCGATGTGGTACACCGCGCCGGTGCGGTCAAACACCGCCAGGATGGCCCCAGGCTGCGGCTTGCACGGCTCCCACTGGCCGGTGGCCCAGGCTTGCCGCGCGCAGGCGTCAGCGTCGTGCAGGTGTGCCAGCATCGCGCCCGGGTCTGGCAGCTCCAGGCCAAACAATTGCCGCGCACCGGCGACAGTCACGCTCCAGCAATCGAAGGCGGCCGGGCCGTTGGATTTGAACCGGTATGGCTTGCCCACCAGTGCGTCGAGCGCTTGCATGTTCATCGGATAAGCCCCGGCCAGCGCTCGGGGCGATACACCACACCCGGCCACTTGTTGTTGATGATGTCGCTACGCGATGCGGTCAGTTGCACGGTGGAGACGGTGGCCACCACCTGATAGGCATATAGCGTGATGGGGTTTGCGGCCGGCGCCGTGGTGTCGCTGTCCAGGTAAGCGCGCCACACCACGCGGATGGGAAATTGTGGCTGCTGTTGGGCGATCTCCAGCGCTTGCCAGACTTCGGCATCAACATTGTCGATCAACACCGACATATCTTGCCGGCCTTTGGTGCCGGCGCCGGGCAAGTCAACTTGAAAGCCCAGCGGCATGGTTTCCAGGTAACGTCCATCCTCGGCGATGACAATGCGCCGCGTCCAGGTGTTGGACAGGACATAAGAGCGCGTCCACCCCGGGTGCGTCAGCTCCAGCACGTCCCAGAATTGGTCATGCGGGTTGGCGTCGATCAAGTAATCTTTCAGTGCAGGGGTGGGGCCAATCATCTGCGCACCCCGTATGTACGTTCAATCGCCGATGCGAAACTGTTGCCGCCCCGCACCACGTCGGAAGACATGATCGAGCGCACGCGATCAACCACAATGCGCAGGTTCTCTTCGTCGCTTGTCACATCGATGCTTGCGCCGGAATAATTGAAAACCTGCACGTTGTGGCCGCCACCGGATACGCCAAGCTTGCCATCTGCACCGCGCTTGAGCGGCATCACCGCTTCGGGGCCATCCTCTCCCAGCACGCCAATGTTGCCGCCGCCGTAGCTAAACGCGGTGGGCGAACCAAACACCGCGCCTTGGGCAAAATATTTGACGCCGTTCAACCACGCGCCGCCCTTGGCCTGTGTCATCCACGGCCATTGGATTTGGCCGCTGCCGCCAAAAAGTTGCATCAGCTTGGCGGTGGCAATGGCCGTCAGCAGTTGCGCCACCAATCGCTTAACCGAATCGATGGCCGCATCACTGCCTTGCAAGATGCTGTTAAAAATGTCGGTAAAGCCCGATTCCAAATAGTCGGCCATCGCCTTGGTTTGCTTTTCCTGCTCTTCGCGCTGCTTCTGCTGCGAATCGCGCAAGGCGTCGGTGCCGTCCTGAAATTCCTTTAGGCGCGCCTGTGCTTCGGATAGGCGTCGGGTCATTTCGTCGGCGCCGTCCGCATCCAAGCGCCACAAGCGGATTTGCTCTTCGGTCGCGCCATTCTGGCGCATCCGCTCTTCTTCAATGTCACGATACACAGCGGTAAGGGAATCCATCTGGCGCGCATATTCGTCGGCTGCGCGCTGGGCATCCTTGTAGGCGTCGTTATTCTCTTTCAGCGCTTTGGTTGATTCGCGCTTGGCGGCAGTGTTCTTCGTGGTCGCTTCGGTGTCGTCGTCGGTGGCGGCCGTCGAATTCTTCCGGGCCTCTACTGGCTCCAACTTTGCATTGGCAATGGCGCTGTTGGTGGCAGTCACGCGCGACTGCACAGCAGCCAACTTGGCGTTGGCTTCGCTTTCGATCCCTTTCAGCGTCTCGGTGAGGTTGCCAGCCTCGCTGCCGATCATGCCGCGTGCAGCTTTCCAGAAATCTTGATTGAAAAACGACGTGGGGTTGTCCACCAGATACCGCAGCGTATTCTGGTAGATGCCAAAAGCATTCATGATTGCGGCAAGCGATGAACCGATCGTTTTGCCCAGTGCCACGAATGCAATGCCGGTGGATTGCACCGCGCCGATGGTGTCATTCAGCACCGTTGCCATTGCCTTGGACATCTCGCCAAGGCCCAGGTAATCCTTACCGGCATCTTCGGCCGCCGTGCCCGATGCGGTCATGCCTTTGGCCAGTTCGGTGAACGCCGGCAATGCCGGCTTGATCGCCTCGCCAATGGCCACACTCACGCTGTGCTGCATTGCGTCCCATGAATCGGCAAAATCGTCAGCGGCCTTGATCGCCTCATCGGAAAACACCACGGCCGCGTCGGCGGCGTCGCGCAAGCCTTGTTCGCCTTGGCCGATCAACGGCAGCAGCGTTTGCCAGCTCTTACCAAACAATGCCGAACCGATGGCCGCCTGCTTTGCGCTGTTCTCCACGTCGCCAAGCGCGCCGGCCACCTTGATGAAGGCATCGGTAGGCGACATGTTCTTAAGCGATTCAATATCCACGCCCAATTGCTTGAGCGCGGATTGCCCCGCTTTGGTTGCCGTCAGGCTATCCAGTTGCTTTTGCAGGCGGCCCGATGCGTTGGCTACGTCATCAATGCTAATCCCGGCCAACTTTGCCGCTTGATCCAGGCGCTGAAAATTCTCGGCACTGTCTTGCAGGATGGAGAATTTATCGCCAATGTTGGCCATCTCTTCAATGACCGACGAGACCTTGGCTTTGATTTGGTTGAACGCCTCGATGATGCCCAGCGTTTGCAGGGCATTGGAGATGTTCTTTCCCACCTTGTTGAATTGGTCGGCCCATTGGTCGGTGGCGTTACCGATGGCCTTATTTGTTTCCGCAAGCTCCCGCCGCAGGCTGGCCACCTCCAGTTCTAGCTGTACCTGCAATCGTCCAGCGCGGGCGGCCATGGTTCAGTTCTCCGGTCGTATGCCCATGGCAGCGGCGATGCCATCGGCTCCAATGTCGTCAATGCTGGGCGGCTCACTGGCCGCTGATTCTTCGCGTAAAAACATGATCCACTTGGCCAATTCGCTGGCCGGCATTTCGGCTTTGAGCCGATAGACCGGTGTGGACAGCCGCTGTGCCAGCAGCATCAACAGGCGGTCAATCGGCTTTAGGCGTTTTTTGTTTCGTCTTCCTCTTCCTCCGGAATGATGCTGTTGATGCGCAATGCCTGCGCACCCAGCCGCATCAATGCGCGGAACTTGCTCGCTGGCAGCGCTCGGATTTCCTCTTCGCTGAATCGCTGGCCGTTCACCCGAAGGGAAACGGCCAGCGTGGCCAGCATCAGCGCCCCGTTTTTGCCCTGCTGCGCCACTTCAAAAAGTGGCAGCAGTTCGTCCACGGTGCATTCTTCCAACACCACCTCTTCGCCCAGCTCCGGGGCATCCATTTTTTCAACGCGGCGTGTTTGTTCAGACATGCGGATGCCTCATCAGGTGGTGATGTAAGTGGGCTTCGTGCCCAAGGTGAATTCGCCGGTAAAGGCAGCGGCGGCGTTGACGCCAAACGATTCACTAAAGCCGGTGGCGGTCACGCTCGGGAAGATGATCGCGCCGTTACCGCTGGGCACTGCCGTGGTCGGCAGCTTGATAACCAGCTCTCGGGGCTGCTGATCGTCCACCGCCTTCATGAACTCCAGGTAGCCCGGCTTTTGGAAGTCCACAAAACCAGCAATGGACAACGTACCCGCCTGCGGCTCGCCGGCAATCTGTGCGCTCGGGTCACACGTGGTGCCCACGCTGATCGCCTGCGCGGGGCTCTGCGCATAGTCGATGGTGGAAAGGCAAAATTCCACAAGGTCGGCTTCGATATTCGTCACCGTGCCGGTGGTGGCCGGGGCCGACTCGCCGGACGCATCGGAACCGGCCAGGGCGAACGCATATACATCATCGCTCACCGCGCCCACCACAAAAGTTTTGCCATCGAGCGATACCCAGCCCGTGCCGGCGATGGTCACCACGTCGCCCTGCTGAAACTTGTCAATGTCGGTCGTGCTTACCGTCACCGTCGCCGGCTTGGAATTGGTCACGTTTGAAATGCTTACTGGTGCGGGGCTTGTGCCGGGAACCTTCTGTAGCCAGACGGTCAGCCCCTTGGTGGAAAAAGCGGCCATCTTGAATCCCTCCTGTTAGGGACTGATCGGAACGGTTGGCGCGTCATCCCAAACGCGGTACATCTGCGACACCATCCAGGCGCGCAAATCTGGGTCGTAAGTTTCGTTTTCCGCCTCCAGGCTTGGCTGCTCGGGATTGGTCAGCAGCAGCGCCCGCGTTGCGTCGGCCTGTTGGCGCGCCTCCTGGGCGCCACGCGCCACATGCACCACAGCCACGTTGACCAACGCCGGCAGCAATCGCGTGCCGCAGATGTCGGTCAACCATTCGGTGGTATCGCGCTGGAGAATCAGCAGCGGCAGGCCGGTGATTTCGCTTTCGTCATCAGCCGGCGTATAGCCATAACTGATCGTCGCCCGGGTGATAGCCGGGTCGGTCGAAGTAACGAGCGCATCCATCAGGATCATTTCCACGCTCATGTTGGAAACCTCAACTTGTCGATTTCCTTAGACATGGTGTCGCGGATTTTTTCGGTCACCTGCCCATAAGTGGCGTCCATCGCTGGGCCAAGGAACGGGCGACCGGCATACACCCACCCATTGCGGTGGAAGCCGTATTCAATGAAATGTGCGTGCGGCGCCTTGTTGGAAAACTTGCCTTTGACGCGCTGGCCCCGCGCCACAATGTTGAGCCGGTAGGCGTTGCGGTCATCGCGTGGGATGTACCCTTTGCCAATCTTGATTGACTTTGGGATGCGCCCATAGCGCAGATAGAGTTGCCCATTACGGTCACGCACTGCGCCCTGATCGCCCAGGCCCAGGGAACGCGCATTGCGGGCACCAGCCGTGCGCACGATGCGCGCGCCGGCCGCCATGCCTTTCTTGATGATGCGGCCGACAATCTTGTCGGAACCGAACGCAATCAGGTTCCGTTGCAGCTCGGCCAGCCCGATGACTTTGGTGTCAACCATCTGACACCCCCGACCGCGCGGTGATGGTCAGCATGGAACGTTTGTCATCAAACAAAACGCCAGTGATTGCGTAGGTGATTTCTCGGCGAATGTCGGTCGCGCGGCACTGCGCATTAACGCGCATACCCTTGGGGTTGTAGCGCATGCGGATCACAACCGAATTTGCCGATTCCTCGCGGTTGTTGGCGTAATACTCGCGGGCGCTCACCGTATCGATTTGTGCGGCCGCTTCCCACAGCGGTTCCCACGTGCGTTTCGGCGCACGCAAGGCGTCCACGCCATTGACGCATTCGTCAATCCGCACCCGGTCATGCATCGGCCCAATTCGCATGGTCAGACCCTCGGCTGCCAAAACAGCGCCCAAGCGCGGTTGACCCAATCGGGGACATCGGCCATTTGCTTATCGGTAGCCGCTTCGCGGTTCTCCCACAGGAATAGGCAATAGCGAAATAGGACATCCACCACGGCGGGTGGGTACAAATTGACGTTAGGCGTCGTGCCGGATACCAACGGCCCAGCGCTCAGCATCACCACGTCACCGGGCTGCACTCCATCGGCGCTGGACAAGTACGCCTGCCCGAAATCCGGGTAGAACGTGTCGCCCGTCAAACTAAAGTCGGCCGATACGTCGGTGCCATCGCGATCAACGCGGAAACCGGCGATGCCCACGATAGGCACCGGTACCTGCTTCCATGACGCACGGGGCGGAACGTGCCGGCACATACAGGCCAAACGATTGTCGTCCTGTTCGGCAAGTCCCATGCCGTTGGCCTCGCGGGGTACCCAACGCCAAGTCGAAACATTCAGCACCACGCCCCATTGGCGCTCTAGCAGATCGAGACCGCGCATCAACGTCAGGCCAAGTGAACCGTCGTCGTCGTCGTGATCGATGCGCGCCCACTGTTTGAACGCGATCAAAAGCGCCTCAATCATGGTGTCGTAATCCACGCCGGTGCGAACGATGCTCACGGCGCGCCCTCCAGGTAAATCACCGGCATGGCCACGCGATGCACCGATTGGTCGGTGAGGGTGAACACAAGGTCGGCGCCTTCGGCAGTGATGCGATCAATGCCCACGCCATCGCGCCCGGCTTCGCCTTGCAAACCGGAATCACCCTTCGCCCCAGGCTGCGGGGCACGGATCATCACCGCCCAGCCTTCGCCGGGTAGGGTCTGGCTTTCGGCATCACGCACACGCACCCACGTGGCGCCCTCGTTCGTCACCACGTCATTCACCGCATAGGTGTTGGTGGCGTGATAAATGCCGCGATAGCGCATCCCGCGCCCATCCTGGCCATGCGCCACTACCATGGCCCAGGGCGCCTCATCGTCCCCCGGAATCTCGTAGGTGTCGCTTAGGCACTTGGCCACGGCCCAGCCGGATGGGTGACCAAAAGGCAGCGATACGACATCGCCAGCCCGGTAGATTTCGCCCACCTGATAGGCGCGAACTTCGGCGATGCTGCCGTCGCGGCCATCTTGTCCAGGTTCGCCGGGCAAACCTTGCTCGCCCTGATCGCCATTGCGCAGCGAAGCAATGGCACTTAACAGCGCCGATGTGGCCACTGCCCACCGCTCATTGTCTTCTGCGGCCATGCGCGCAGTGGCGCTTTCCATGGCAGCGGTAACGCCGGCCAAGGCGGCATCGATGGCCGCACGCGCAGCGTCGGCCTGCTCGGCCGCGCGGGTAACGGTCGCATCCACGATATTGCGGCATCGCTGCGCTTCCACTTCAATCTGCGCGGGCTGTTCGCCCAACGCATTAACCATGGTGCTGACTTCCAAGCGCAGCGCGTCCACTACATAGCGCAGTTGTGTCACCGCTTCGGCCAAGGGCGAAATAGCGGCTTCGCGGCGCTGCACTTCGGCGTCGATCAGCTCGCCAACAATGGCGCCAATCTCGCGGGCTTCGTCATCGCGCACGGTTTTTGCCCTCCATCACCATGGCGCGGAGGTTCCCGATTCGCGCGGCGCGCTGTTCGTCGGATTCCTCCGGCTCTGGCGCACCGGTAGGCGCCGCAGGCGCGGGCGGCGGCGAAGGTGGATTGAGGATGTTTTCGGTTTGTGCTTCGGTGTAAGCGATTTGTGCGTCGGCCTGCTCTTGATCCTGGCGCAGCTTTTCGTCCCAATAGGTCAGCGGCACCACCTGCTGCTGCATGCGCGGTTCGTCGCCTGCTTCTACCGCCGGCAAACCCTCACGCGCGCGACCTTCATTCGGCGTCAGTACGCCACCCTGCACGCCACGCACAATGCCCTCGATGCGTTCCTTAAAGTTGGAGCGCAACAGCGCATCGGTGTCCAGTTCCACATACTCGTTTGCGGACAGGTCAAAAAACATGCCCAACGAATTCTCGATGTGATCCAGCAGGAACCCCAGGCCCGATGCAATCCAAAACTGCATCAGAACTTCGGTGGTGCCGAAAGATTGCGAGTCTTCGCCGATCAGCGGCAGCGGGATGCGCAGCACCCGGGCGATGTCAGCGGTGGAGAGCTTGTAATAGTCGATCAACTGCGCGTCGGCGCTGCTCATCGATAGCGCTTGCCACTTCAAACCCGATGAAAGAACTGGAACGCCACCCAAGGCAATGCCGGCCGAATGCTCGGCCCATCGCGCGCGCAGTTCGTTGGCCTGCGCCGCATTCAACACCATGTCGGTGTTCAATGTGCCAGACGGTCGCGACATGTTGCGGAAAAATGTCGCCTGCTGCGCGGTGATTGAGCCCTGCGCAGCCATCGATGGATAGGCCGCCTGCAACGGCGTTTCACCGATCAACGGTGATTTGGTGGTGGCAAGTTTGCAGTGCCAGACATAGCGCGCGGGTACCATGCGCTGCATGTCCAGGGGCCAGCCCTTCACCGCATCGGCCGGCGTCATATCCGTGGGTGCGATGGAATAGAAAACGTCGCCCGATTCCGGGTTGATGTAGGGCATCGCGTTGGTGGGATACAGCGGGTGCAGCGCAATGGGTACGTCGTTGGCATCGGTCTCGGCCAAGGCGTAGCAATTGCCGCGTAGCAGCAATGCGCGAACCTGATTCAATACAAAGTCGCTTCGCGTCTGATAGCTGTTGGGCTGGCGCAGAATCTTGGCCAGTGGCGTTTGCGGCAGTTCCTGGCGCCCGCCGTTGGGTAACGTCTTCCACACTTTTGCCGGCAACATGGCGGCCGTCTGCGCGTAGGCGCTCACAGCGGCTTCAACCGCTGCGGTGACGGGCGAACCCTCGCCGGTGTAACCCTCTTGCCAATAATTCAGATCAAAGCACCACGGCAAGAATTTTGAATCTTGCGTCCAGATGCCATCCTGCGTGACCGGGCCGGGATACACCCAGGTCGGGAATGCCTTAGCGGCTGCGCGCTGCATCGCCATACGAATGCGGCTGGGCGCGCGCACGGTCGGCAGCGCCACGGCGTTCATGCCTTGCCCTTGGCCTTGCTTGCCGGCGCCACGCCAAGCTTGCCGTCGGTGTCACGCTTCACAGGCGCCACCACTTCGGCCGGCTCTTTGGCCTTGGGCTTCGCGGCGTCGGCCGGTGGTTCCGGTTCCAACTCCAATGCCTGATCGTAAGTTTCTGACGCTTGGCCGCCTTTCAGCAGCTTGGGCACCAGTTCGTCGGGCACGTCCACGAAACCCTGCGCGTTGTTCAACGCCTGCACCCGCTTGAACACCCATAAAACGGCCATGGTCAAAACCTCACGTTAGAAAGGTGGGGCCGCCACCTTGGGAATGGCGGCACCCGGCGCCGGGCAACCGACTGTTGAAACGGCGCAACCGGGTTGACGTACCGGCGGACGTTATGCGGGCCGCCCATGGCTACAGCCCGCAAAACTCACTGCACGTAAAACGACACGATGACCAGCGCCGCCAACACCAGCGCCGCACCGATCAGTGCGGCAAAGGTGCGACCACGGGGCGACAGCGCGGCCACCTACATCACCACGCCACGCCCGACAGGCCGGCGATCATGCCCGGGCGACGCATGCCCCAGGACACGTCCTGAATCATGCGCACACCAATGCTGGCGGTCTGCCACAAGCTGCGAACCGGCGCGGCCGCCGTGCCGTCGCCGGCAACAATCGGGGCCACTGCGGTGGGGCTGCTTTCCATATGCAGGGTGGCCACGTCGGACACGTCGTAAGTCGGTTGATCGCCGGTCGCGCTGGCGAAGTCGGCCAAGTCCATCAAAATGACGGTGCCCACCGGCATATTCAGCGACGTAATTAGGGTGATGCCCAACAGATTGCCGCCTTGGATTTCGGCCTGATAGGTGAAGTCACCGGATGCGGACTGCACCATGCCCAGGCCCACGGCGTGAACCGGGTTCATGACGAAAGCAAGGCGACGGCCGCCGCCGGCTGACGTGATCGCGGTAAGTAGCGTTTTCAGGTCGGTGACAATCTGCGCGTTGGTACTGCCGGCGCTCGGTGTGAGCGTGACACCATTCAACAAACCGGCCGGGCGAGTGGAACCGGCGGCCACGTTGTCAAACAGGAACTTGTCCAGCGCGTTGGCGGTGTCCTCCAGAATCATCTGGCGGATAAGCGCCTCAATCTGCGGCGTGCTGTGCGCGGCAAGCTCGCGGGTGAACGTCGAAATGACCGCCAGCTTGTGCGGCGATAGGGTCACACCAGTGATGTTGCCTTGCTTCACTGGGATGGGCGCGCCTTCGCCGATCCAATCACCAGCCAAGTCACCGGTCGTGCCGCGCCCTGGCACCACCACCTTGCCAGACCGGCCGAAGGTAAAGCGGATACCACGGGCGGTAAGTGCGGCATACAGCGAATCACGCTGCAACGAGTCGATAAAATCGGCCGTGGTCTGCGCCACCAACTCTGCCGCCCACCCTGGGGTGACGGTATCGGCCGGCGCGCTCACCGCGCGGATGTAATGCTCAAGCTCGTTATTGCCCGCATAGCGCTCGCGCAGCACATTGCCAAGCGGCGTGCGGGTGACATGCGCCAGCACCATGGCGGCGGCAGTCTTGAAAATGAGATCACCCTGCACCGGCTTGGGCTGGGCGCGGACGATGATCGATGACGGGCGCACGCCAGCCGGCACCACCGTGCCCGAAACTTGGCGCGGGGTGACCGGCGCCACAGCACTGGCACTCATGTTGCGTTCGCTGCGTTCCAACGCCTCCAACTCGCGTTGGTCCGTTTCAATCTCGGCGTTGAGCCGTTCAATTTCGGCGCTGCGCTGTTCGTCGATCACGTCGGCGTCAAGCTCGGCGGCCAACTGCGCGCGGTTCGCCTGCAACGCGGCTTTGCGCGCCGCGATCTTTTCGGCAATGGTCATTTTGGTGTGTCCGGTTGGATGCGCGGCGGTGCCGGCGTGCTTGTGATTGCTCGCGGACGGATCGCGGCCCGGTACGGCGTAGGCTTTAACAGCGGTGATCGCGGCGGCGGCATTGGCCGGAATGGTCACGGCCGACAATTCCAGCCATTCCCATTCGGAAAAGATGAGACCGGTTTTCCCTGGCTGCGTTTTGAGCGCGCGAAAACCGATAGAGAAGAAGCGCACAAGGCCCGCTTTCAGCTCGGCCCAGTGGTTGTCAATGGCATTCAAGGTTCCTTCGGGCGCGAATTCCGCCTCAACCTCGATGCCTTCGCTTGTGACCTTGGCGGACACGACATTGCCCACCGGGTAGGTGGGGTCGTGTTGCCACAACAGCGGAATGGGTAGCTGAAACTTCGCGCCTGCCGGCAGCACCACATCGCCCATGCGATCCACATCCGGGGTGGTCGCAATGCCGGTGATGCGACGGCGCCCGCCGTCCTCCACCGCTTTGATGGTGGTTCGCAGGTCTAAAACATGATCCACGCATTTTTCGCGGACTACGTTCACGCGAATGACCCCAATTGAACCGGGGCCATCCTCGCGGCGAATTTGTTTACGAGGGTTTACACCTTGCGGGTGTGTTTGGCATGTACCCGTTGCAGCGCGGCGACAGTTCGATATTCAGGGCATCGCCCACGCTCGCCGGTGGCCAACAGCGTGATGGTGGTTCGCGACAAGCCGGTCTCGCGCGCAATCTGCGAACGGCGCAGCGGCACCGCCTCAAGTGAGGCGATCAACGCGGACACATCAAGGGGCACGTAATGGCGCGGCATGGGCGCATTTTCTGTCATCGCTTGCAAACAGGGCGCAAGCCAATCACACACCGTCACCCTCGCGCACAAAAAAAGCCCCGACAAACGCCGGGGCAATATTTGTTCACTGCGCCGAGGAAGCGCGCGCGCAGCCTACGCGATCATGGCCGCCACGTCAGCGGTGGGCACCGGCTGGGTGGCGCCGCGCATAGCCATGGCCAGCGCTTGCGCCGGGTCAATGCGTCGATTCTTCATCCGTTTGTCGAACTTGCGGCCGCCGGCTGGGTCACGCTGCACCGCTACGTTGGCGATTGACCAGCGCAACACCGGGTTGCCGCCGTGGCGAAGCTGGCGATTCAAAACTACAGACTCCAGCGCGTCCACTGCGCCGGTGAAATCCTTGTATCCCTGGCCCATTTCCACCAGCGGCAGCATTACGCCGATTTTGGCAAGCTGCAATTTCAACTCTGCGATACGCCACCGGTCGAATTGGATTTGCGTCACCGGCAGATCGGTACAGATTTCGGCGATGCGATAGGCCAACAGTTCGTAGTCCAGCATCGATCCTGGCAGCGTTTCGATATATCCCTCTTTCACCCATAGCTCATAGGGTGCGCGGTCCTTGCCCTGCCGGTCGATAAGCGTATCGGCCGGCGTCCAGATGTGCAGCCGCGCGTGCCAATTACCGGCGTCATCCTGCGCAACCAACGCCAGTGCCGTAAGGTCATGCCGCGAAGATAGATCAAGGCCGCCATACACTGGGCCGCGCAAGAATGGGTCATTAGATACCGCGCCGCCGCAGTCGTCCCACAGGTTGGGTGGAATGAAATGCTCGGTTGCGCGCACGCGCTGATTCAAGATGAAATTGCGGAACGACGATTCACGCGACGGCATGCGCTTGGCTTCGCTCGCTTGGCGCTCCAGGTCAGCGCGATCCCGCACGCCATAGGCCATAGCGGGGTTGGCCGCTTCCCATGCGGCGGGATCGTCAATTTCGCAGCCCACCGGCGCGGTGTGTAGATGGCAAACGATGGCCGGATCGGCGCCACTGAGCGCGTCATCGATCAACTGCGAAAGTAGGTCACCATCGTTTGCGGCCTGCGTCGAGATGATGATTTCCAGTGAATCAGGATAGGAACCCATGGCCGATGTCAGCGCGTTGAAAAGCGCGTCATTGGGCCCTTCTACCTGCCCCAGTTCGTCGTGGATGCATAGACGCACACCAAAGCCCACAGCCGTGGTGGCTTCGGCGGACAGGGCGCGGTAGGTAGTGCCGAATTGCGGACACACAATTTCTTTCGCCGAGTCGCGCACCACAAAATGCGATGTCAGACCGGAGGCGCGAATCATTTTTTTGCAGTATTCAAACACCACGGATGCCTGCTGACGTGACCGCGCGGCCGATAGCACCAGTGAATTTGGCACCATCAACGGGCCGAAGAGCGCGGCCAACACGATGATTGCCACCGTTGCAGTTTTGGTGTTGCGACGTGCCACCGACAGGATGGCGCGGCGCACACCATCGCGGAACGCATCGGCGATGAAATCCACTTGAAATGGCATTAGCTCCAGCGGCTGGCCCACCAGGACACCCTCTGGCACCATCAGGATGTTGGAAAACTCCAGCACCTCCAGGGCACGACGCGATGGTCGGCCGCGCTTTCGGCGACGTACGGGGCGCGGTGCGGCCTTACGCTTCGCTTGAGACATGGCCCGACACCACAGCGGTGTGCAGGCGCTGCAATCCTTCAACGGCTTTGCGCAGATCGCGCTCACGTTCAAAGTTGAGATTGTCGCGCGTGATGGGTAAGTCGGGCATGTCGTGAAGCACGCCGGCCAGTTGGTAGCGAACGGCCAGCTTCAACTGCCGCAGCTCCGCCAGCTCGGTGAGGGCTTGATTGATTCCGCGCTCAACGGTGCGGTATGCGTCCTGATATTTTGCCCCGCCATCGCGAGGCAACGGCAGTTCGGCCAAGTCTTCCAATGCGTGCTTGATTTCGCCGGCGGATGGGTAAAGGGTCATTTGCCTTTCCCCTTCACCGGCACCAAAGCGCGCCATCCTTCGCCCTGCTGCGCGCCGGCCGATTGTCCGGTTGGACTGTTGGCCATGCTGCCGTGAATCTCGCGGTGGGTTCGCGTGGCCGGATACATGCGCAAGTCTTTTTGCAGACGATGCACCTGCTTTGCGTACTCCAGGGCGATGCGATGCATCTTGATGTCGGGCTTTCCGGCCTTGTCGGCGGCGTCCAGGGCGCGTTGCATCGCGCGATGACGTTGCAGAATTTCCAGGTACATCAACAGCCCGCGCATGTCGGCGGGCACAAAGTAGCCGGGCGGGAAGCGCGAAAATTCCTCATCCCAAATTTTTCGCGTGGCGGGCGACAAATCAGCCGGCGGCGCCAACTGCACGTTGATTTTGCGCAAATTCGGGTCAATCTGCGGACGGGCCATGGGGTTGCACCTCTTGTGGCGGTGGTTGCGGTGATGCGCCCAAATGCTTGAATTCGTGGGCGGTTGGAATTTAAAAAAGGGCGGGGATGGGGGGTCGGTTAGATCGGTTCGTCTCCAATTTTTTTGATCCCCCCCCGGGGTTTTGTCCCCCGGCCGGTTCAATGCGAGCGCGAATGGCTTTCAACACTTCCATTCCATACGCGCCCACCTCGCCTGCCATGGCACGGGTGTGCAGGGTGTGCCGTGCTTGCAGTTGGCGGACGCGCTCGCGCGTGCATCCCAGGCGCTGGCCTACAGCCTCCAGCGTCAAACCTTGCGCGCGATACGCGGCCACCACTGCATCCCGTACCCGTGCCCGCTCTTGGATCGCGTCACGGTCTGTCACATCGCACGCCCCTACCCCTGCGTTACTCCACGCACGCGACCATGCGCAGGTGTGTAGCCCGATGGTGCGGGGGCTGGCCCCATCCATCGGCGCAAGGCGTCGTTACTTCCATTGAACCGATCACCATCCACCGGGCCAGTGATACCCGGCACGGTTGCGCTATCGGTGTACTGCCACAGCGTCCACACAGGCCATGTGGCCTTGGGCCAGCTCGGGGCGCTGGCCGTGGTGTACTGGGCCACCCACAGTGCGGTGGCTTCCAAGGATTCATCCACGGCACCGGATGGAACCTGATCCTTAATCAGATGTCCCGAATAGATGGCCACTTGCAGGTTGCGTGGGTCGGCGGCGAGATAGGCCACGGCCGCGCGCAAATCATCTATGGACGGGTCGGGGTGACCACTCAACGGCTCGTGGTCAATGCAGACGCGCTCGCCATACACAGGTTGCACGGTGTCGAGATAGTGCGCCATTTGTGCCGACACATTGCCGGCCTCAAGGAAATGGTAGGACGCGAACAGCAGTCCCGCTTTCTCTGCCGCTGCACGACGTGCGGCAAACTTGGGATCAACGTATGACGTGCCCTGTGTAGCCTTGTGGAAGATGCCCACCACGCCAGCCGATGCGACCTTGGCAAAGTCCGGGTCGCTGTTGTGGTGGGACAGATCAATTACCGATGGGACGGTCATATCAACCTCATTCGTCGGTGTCATTGGCACGTGCCTTTTGATAGTCAAAGGCGTTCCACCAGTGACGGGGATCGCGTGGCTGCCCTTGCTTTGTTGCTCCCCATTCATTGCCGCCGTGTCCTTTCTCGATATGGCGTTTGTTGTCACAAGTCGGGCACAACGTGCGCAGGTTGTCAGTGCGCATGGCCAACTCGGGCGCTTGCCGTCGCGGCACGATGTGGTCAACGCGGGCCATGCCCTTGTAGTGAACCTTTGCCCCGCACATCACACAGAGCCACCGGTCACGGCGCAGCACCGCTAGGCGAATGTCACGCCAAGCGGCCGACAGATAAAAGGGGTCTGCCTTTTTCATCGCTACGGTTTCAGCCCTGCATGTTTCGCATCTGCGGTGGCTGGCACTTCCACAGCGCGCGCGGCTTTAAATGCGTTGAACTCCGCAGTGAGTCGCGCCGCCTCTTCTTCATCGTCCACGGGCTCACCGAAGCGGACGAACACTTCCAACGTCGCGCGCCACAGGCTCTCACCGGCTACACCTTCAATGTGAACCGCGTTGCATGGAATCTCCGCACCATCTGGCGTGCGCACGCAACTACCCGCCACACATGGGGCACCATCGCGCACTCGCTGGTGAACCGTGATGCATTTCATGGCGAGGGTTCCTCTTCTTCGCCTTCATCGTCCGGCGGTTGCACGATGTTGTGATCGCCCACCGGCAATGGCGGGGTGTTCGTCCATTCGTTCGCCGTTTGCTGGGCAGCGGCAGTGGGCGATTGCCATAGGCTGGCGTCATCACCGAATTGGCTTTGTTGCTGCTGTGCTTCCAACTCGCCCTCTTGCTGGGCATCTTCGGCGGTGATGTCTGCCACTTGGCCCAGATACTGGGCAAAAGCTTCGATCCAGGCTTGCGGGGTCATGGTGTTGTGAACTCCAGTTAGGCGCACCAGCAATGCCGCGATGGCATCGCGTTGGCGGTAAGTAAGGTGAAGGCGGCGGCGTTGGTGCTTGCGCACAGCCACACGGGTGCCGTGCAGCCAACGCAAGGCGTTGCGAATCTCACCCGCGCTGCCCGCCGCGATGTGCATCACCACATGTTCCTGGGCATCGGCGCGAATCGTCAGCCGGCCCACATCCTGTGCGACAAATGAAGATCGGAATTCTTGCGCCAATAGTTCGCGCTGCAACTCGGCAAGCCCAGGCGACGGATTGCGTTCCGGCGGCGGTGCTGAACCTGAAACAGTCGGCAGCGGGAATATCCATCGCCCGATGCGTCGGATAACATGCATCACCCCGTGGGTGGCGCTGGCGTGTCGTCCCGCCGGGGTGGCGGGGCGCTTCGGCGCCCCGTCTTCGTTGGTGGTTGTGTTCATAGCTTCACCCTCCAGCGCGCGCGCCACTGGGCCACCAACACCAATGCTTCGTCCGGGCCATGGCACAACCAAACCGGTGAACCGCGCCAGTCGCGGGCAAATGCGGATTGATCGCGGTTCAAGCCCGAACGCCCATAGGCCGTGTCGCGGTTCTTTACTTCCACAAGATGGGATTCACCCAGGACGCCCACCAGCATGTCGGGGAAGCCCGGCACGCCTGCCAATGCCATATCCGCGACGCTGCACCCGGCACCCTCAAAGGTGGATCGCACAGCGTCGTGGTTGCGGTCGCGGCTGCCCCGGTAGCGATTCATGGATCGTCATCCCCAGGCGCAGGCTTGTCTGGCATGGTGGAATCGAGAAAGCCGGGCTCGGTCGGCATCCTGCCGAAATAGAACTTGACCACGTAGTCTAGTTTTGCGGACAGGTAGCCCAGCGCCACGCCAAGGAATCCGGCCACGGCCGCATCGTTCACCACAAGCGTGCCCAGGATTTCCAGGGTTGCCAGTGACAGGAACCCAATCATCATCACCAGCGCCAGCACGTGGCGGACAAAGGCGCGTTGCAGATACAGCCATTCCACCGTAGTGGTTCGGTTGATCCATTGGCGCAACACGCCCATGTGCCGTTCTTCGCTCATTGCAGGAACTCGGCCAATGCGTCAGCCACATCCATGGGATGGGCGCGCTTGTCCAGCACCATGGCGATGGTGGCTGGATCGGCATCGGCCGGGCGCTCCAGGTACACCCGATCCCGCACCACGGTGACCGCCGACAGATGGCCATTGCGGAATGAGCGCTTGCGCACCACCGCCACCGCCACTGCCGCTATTTCGTCCTGGGTGTGCAGGTGGAGCATTCCCACCATGAGGGGATAGCCACACAGGGTATCCATGCACAGGAAGCGCGCACGCGCGTCTGCGGTGCGCTGGCGTTCGTACAGGGTCACCAGCTCATCCCGCCGCATGGCTGCACTTCCCGATCAAGGCGACGAATCCCAGCAGCAGCCCGCCGGCCAGTGCCCATGCCAGCGCCTCCAGGATCACGCCCGCGCCCTTGGGGTGGTATCCGCCGGGTGTGGTGCTGTTGATCGATTCTGCTGCGCCTCTTGCCCATGCATGCTCGTCGTCGCGCTTTTCCATGAGTCACCATCCCAAGTGATGCGGCCCGAAGGCCGGCGGTTTTGACTTCGACTGTCTTTCACTCGCGCGCCCGCGCGTATGGATATGGAAAGCTTTTAAAAGCTTTTAAAAGCGCAAGGCGCGTGCCAAATTTTTCGCGTCACCCTCTGGAAAACTCGGGCAATTTCGATCACCCTGTGTCATGCGTGATGCGGTGACTTCCATCCGCATGCGTCTGTAGATAAGTCGGTGGATAACCGGTTCGTATGTGGTGGACAACTTATCGCCACATCAATTTCTAGGGTCTGCTTCAATCACCCACGGTCAAACTCAACTGCCGCGCTTGATGCGCTTTTGTTTGTCGGCACTGCCCTTGGGTCGGCCCGGCTTGCCGCGTCGCACGTACAGGCTTTTGGGTGAGTTGTTGGACGATGCGGCCGCGCGAAAGCCGGCATGACGGATCACACCGAGTTTCAGCGCGCGCACGGTGACACCACCAAAGGCGCGGGCATCGGGCGGCGGCGGCAGTTCCATCTGCTCCTGTGCCACGGCGCGGAACTCTTCAATGGTGAAAGGCCGTTCGCCACGGTCGGCGGTGTAAAGCACCAGGGCGGTGAACGCGCGGTCGGCCCAGCCACGTGAGGAATGCTCGGCGTGCAGGATCGAATCCACGATGCCCTTGTCGCGGCGTGTCCTGGCGCTGGCGAAGGCGTCAGCCTTGTTCATTGGGTTTGACCTCCAGCGCGCGGCGGCGGGCACATACGGCGTCCAGGTCATTGGCCAACTCGCGCAGGTGTGAGGCGAAGCGCCACACGCTGTGCAGGTTGGCATGCTCGGCGGTGGCCAGCGCAAGGAATGCAATGTCCACTTGAAACGGCTCATCCGGCACGCGGTCGAAGGCGATTTCAAGTTGTGCGCCGCTATCCTCCGGATCGGTCATGCATCGCAGGCGGCCGCAATACTGAACTGACATCACGGCGCCACCTCATAGCGACCGATAAAAATGGGTGCGCTGATTTCTTCGCGCAGGGCGGCGACGAAACACAGCGCCACATCCGTGTTGATGCGATCCTTGGACACAAGGCGGGCGCGGATGTTCGGCTTTGACGCGCCGGCATGCTGCACGTACAGGCGCACGGTCGCGTAGACATCGGCAAGCCCTTCGGCCGGTTTGAAATTCAGGCCCAGGCGGGTGGGGAACTTGAGCGCGTCGCGCACCTCCACCGTTTCCATGATGCCCCGCTGCTCTTTCATGTCCTCTTGGACATTCCGGGCCGTGCGGGCGGTATCGATGGAAATGTCGCGGATGGCGGCAAAGGCGGCCGGCTGTTGGATCACCTCCCCGTCGGCGGTCATGTACGCGGTAACGATATGGCCCCAGTCCTCCAGCCATTCGATCAGTTCGGCTTGAGTGAGGTTGTCGCCATCCAGCGCTTGCACCGCCGCCCATTCCGGGGTTTGCCGCAGTTGCAACGATGCGGTGTGATCGCCCTGGCCCGGATCGCCACCGATGGATAGATTGAAAAAGGCGCGAGCGTGCAAGCCTTCGGCCGACGCATACACCACGGCATTGGGTTGCTGGGCCACGGCTTCGGCGAAGCTGGGCAGGTGCGGTGTATCGAAGCGCCCGCGCCAGCGGCGGCGAATTTCGTTGATGCCCTCCAGCGATTGCAGGCTGAACCCGTTGGGCACGATCACCATATCGGTGTCGTCTAGCTGCATCTGCAACTGATTGCCCGCCGCTTGGGTCAGGCGCTCGATTTCACGGATAGCGGATTCGTCAACCATTGGCGTGTCACTCCGGCTTGGGTGGTTCGTTGTCGAACTGGAATCGGGTTTGCGTGTCGGGCATCAGGGTAAGTTTTCCGTTTTGGCCGACATGCAACGGGGTTTGCGTGGCGTCATGCTCGCCGCGCTTTCCGCGCAGGGTCGGCATGGTGAAATCGATGGCGTGGGTTAGCGTCACCTGATTGGAATCGCCTATGCGTTCCATCGTGAGGGTGATTTGCACCTGTCCCTTTTTTCCTTTGTCGCCGTTGTGGATGGTGGCTTTTGCGGCGGCGCCCAAAGCGGTGTCCAGCTTTTCCAGGAATCGCCCTGCATCAAGGTCGGGTAGCAGTTCCAACACGGTGGACATGGGTTTACCTCTCGGTTGCGAGGCGCCGGCCGGGCGCGGAAATGGTCACCACCTTGCGGCCTTCGGCGAAGGCCAGCAGATCGCGAAGGCGGTAGCGCACGCTGCGGCCGATCAACACGTACGTGGGGCCAATGGCCTGCACGCGCCACTTTTCCAACGTGGATGGCGCCATGCCGAAGAAATCCGCCGCCTCGTGGGTGGTCATCAATTTTTCTTCGTTATCCGGCGCTGCATCAGCGTTGATCGTGATGTGCTTGGGCATCTGTCAATCCGGCTTAGTCATGCTCGGGGTGACAACACTGCGCCTCACTGCGACGAAAACAAATACACAGGTCGCGTGACAGTTCTTTTTGCGCGCACACGTTGCACACGCGAGTTGAACAGCGCGCGTACCGGCTCATGGGTGATGCAGGGTGATTGTTCAAAGCGCGATGCCACCTTCGGGTGGTGCATCAGCTTCTCAGTAAAATTACCGTGCGCAGAAATTGACACGCGCGCGTTTCCAAACGCATTGCGCTCGGCGCAGGGTAGGCGTAGCTTCGCGGGGCAGCATCCGGATTTGCTGCCGCGTTCGGTTCGCATCAGGCCCTAGTCAGCCGAGAAACGAAAAGGGCGCCCTTCGCGGGGCGCCCTTTTTTGTGTTCCACGCGGAACTAAAAAGCGGTTTGCTATTTCTTGCGCGCCAGTCCTGCCCGCTTCACCGCTGCCCGCTTCTTATATTCGCGCTCGCGCTTGTTGCGGAAGAGCCGGGCATCAACCATGCGCGAATCCGCCATGTCGTTGACCTCCTTCATTTCAGCGCGCGTGACCGGGCGCGTCAGGAACTCATCCACCGCCGCCGATGCCGGGCGCGCTTCCTTGCATAGCTCATCCAGGGGATGCACCAACAGGTAATGGCGGTCATTCACATCCTTGGGCGAGTGGGCCATCAGGATGAGACATTGGATATGGCCGGCTTTCGTTTTGGCCAGCGCGAAGGAAAACAGCTTGCGGCCGTCGTGCAGGCTGAAATGCTGGGGCAGGACAATTTGCGACAGGTCGGTGACGCGGGCCGGTTTGTCAGGGTTGCGCACCGTGCCGAAGACTAGATCGCTCTTGGCGGTGCGCTTGCGGGCTTTGAGGATCGCCAACAGCGTGGGCGGAATCGGCAGCAGGGCGCCGCGCTTGTTCTTCATCGCTTCCGGCGGCACCGCCATGGTGGCCTTGCGGAAGTCGATCCACGTATAGGACATGAGTTGGATAGTGCGTTGGCGCAGGCCCATGAAACAGGCCGTCAAAAGCATGGTCAGCTCGGTGGCCATCGCTGGGGCACAGTCGCCCTCTACCTTGTCCAGCATCCACCGCAGCACGCCGGGGGCAAAGTCGGTGGACAAGCGGGCGCGGCGCGGATCGGGCGGCGTCATCAGCTTGGCCGACACTACCTTTTGCGTCACCACCGGCAGGTTGTAGAACCGGCAGATGGCGCCCAGGGCGGCAATAGCGCGCTGCGCACCGGCCACGCTGCCCCGCATGCGCTCGCGGCCGGTACGGTCATGCCCTGGCGTCTGCTTACTGCGTGCATGGAAAAGGCGCAACACCAACTCGGGGGTAAGTTGGGCCATCGGCCGGTGGTAATACTCGCCCAGCAGTGGCGGCACGTTGGCGCGATAGCAAACGCCGGTGTCCTCCGACAACGGGCGGTTGGCCACTCGTTTGGTGATTAGGTATTCCTCCAGCAAGGCCGAGACGGGGCGCGAACGAACGTCGGCCACGTGTTGGGATTCTCTGACCTCTTGCGTGGTCGGTTGCTCGCCTTTGCGCACCGCCAGCGTGGCCGCAGCGGCCAACTGCCGCGCCATGTCCGGGGTCAGTTCCCGATGCGTTCCCAGGGCGACACGTCGGCGCGCACCGGTGGCGTTATCCCACACCATGACCGAATAGCTGGCCAGATTTGCTGACACGCGCACCCGTAGGTTGGGGTTCTCAGCGTCCGCATATTCCTTTCGGCTTCGGGCGGCTTCGGCATCCTTCAACCACTGGCGCACTCGCGCCACGGTGAAGTTGTCTTTCTTGCTGCTGCGCTCAGTGGCGGCCGGCGCCTTGCGCGCCGGCAGTTGGATCACATTTGATTTCATGGCGTGTTGTCCCGTCTGGCCGGGGCAACTGCACCCGGCTGGGTTCAATATCGCCCACCAGCGCCGCCCCGCGCAATGGGTACAGTCTGGGTACATGGGTTCAGTCCATAAGCCGATTCAGGCCATTTCGGTCACCCTAGATCATGCTGGGTACAATTCGAGGAAGTGACGCAAACCACTTAAAACAAGGCGTTTTTTCACAAAACAGCTTGTTTTAAAGGGTCTGAAAATCCGTGTACTGTTTCCTGTGGAAATCGCAGAAACTTGGCATGTAAGTGCTTGATTTCGTTATGGGTACAGTCAGGTTCGCGTCGCTT